AACAGGAGAAGACCATGAAAGTGAAGGAATATCTAAGGGAGATCAGAAGAGTAGAGACACTGATCCAGATGAAGGGTGAACAGTGCGAGAAGCTCAGGGCTCTTGCTGTGTATAAGAAGGGGAAGATTGATCCGAACGGTGCGATATTCGGTTCCATCAATCCGCAGTCGAGGGAAGACATCATGGTCAAAATGATCGACCTGGGTGATGAGATCGCTCGTGAGATTTCCAAGCTCCTTGAGATCAAGCAGAAGGCTATGAGGATGGTTGACAGTCTTTCCGATGCGAAGACGGTGAGCATCTTCAACAAGCGGTATTTCTTGAACGAGACATGGGAGAACATAGCGTATGACTTGGGGATCACGTTCCAGTGGGTGCATGAGCTTCACAAGCGAGGTCTCATCGAGATAGCGGACAAGTTCCCTGAGTTTGATTGAAAAGTCGATTCTGAATCGATTGTCGAGTCTAGGAGGACAAGATGGAAAAAGCATTGGAGTTGTTGAGGAAAGCTGAGGTTGCCTTGGAGAACGAAGGCAAGGAACAGGAAGCGAACGAGCTGTTGAACATTATTTGGAGAATTGAAAAATTGGTGAAACACTTGATAGAAGTTGATACGACAGGTGTGTTATAGTGTAGCCTGAACAGAGAGTCTGGAGGAATCCGGCTCTCTTTTTTATGCAATTTTGGAAAGGAGGTGCAAGCCATGGCTCTTACGGAAAGACAGAAGCGATTCGTTGATGAATACCTCATTGACCTGAATGCAACACAGGCTTGCATCAGGGCTGGTTATTCAGCGAAGAACGCTGACAAGATAGGCTCTCAGTTGTTAGGGAAAACTAGGGTTTCAGAGCACCTGCACGCTGAGTTGGCAAAACGGAGCAAACGGACAGGTATCAATCAGGACAGGGTGGTTAAGGAACTTGCAAGGATCGCATTGGTCAACCCAAAGAACCTCATCAATGCGAAGGATGCTTCCATCAACAAGGATGCGAATGATGACGATCTCGCTTGCATCCAATCAGTCAAGGTCAAGACGATGAGCAACGACAGTGGAGACATGGTGGAGCGAGAAGTGAAACTTCATGACAAGCTCAAGGCTCTGGAGCTCCTTGGGAAGCACCTTGGAATGTGGAGCGACAATTCAGTCTCGGTGACTGTTCCCATCGTCATCAAAGATAATGTTCCGGACAGCGATGACTAATGAGATAGACGTTTCCAGCAGGATAGGGAAGGGTTACAACAGGTTCTGGAACAGCAGGAAACGGTATGTGGCTGTGAAGGGGAGCAGGGGAAGCAAGAAGAGCAAGACCAGTGCTCTGTGGCACATCGTGAAGATGATGCAGAATCCCCTTTCCAATACGCTGGTCATCAGGAAGACCGAGAGAACCCTCAGGGACTCTTGCTTCAGCGACATGGTGTGGGCTATCCACCGTCTCGGTGTGGAGCAGTATTGGAAATCGACAACCTCACCGTTGGAAATCACCTACAAGCCTACCGGACAGAAGATTCTTTTCAGGGGTCTTGATGATCCGCTGAAGATCGCTTCCATATCAGTCCCCATCGGACTGATTAATTTTGTCTGGATAGAGGAAGCTTACGAGATCACCAAGGAAGCTGACTTTGATACGTTGGATGAGTCTGTACGTGGCGAGCTTCCTGAAGGGTACTTCAAAAGGATCACGTTGACCTTCAATCCATGGAACGAGAAGCATTGGCTGAAGAGACGGTTCTTTGATCAGGAGCATGACAATGTGCTCGCAATCACCACCACCTACCTGTGCAACGAATGGTTGGATGATGTGGACAGGAAGCTGTTCGATGAGATGAGGGTGAGGAATCCGAGACGCTATCAGGTTGCTGGTCTTGGAAATTGGGGTGTTGCCGAGGGTCTGGTGTACGAGAATTGGGAAGAGCGAGAGTTCAAGCTTACCGATGTTGCATCGTTTGAACTGGTTGCAGGTCTGGACTTTGGTTATACGAACCATCCATCAGGATTCATGGTTGCATTCTACGATGCTACCGGAAAGGCTCTCTGGATTTGGGATGACATGTACGAGAAGGGACTTTCGAACCGGAAGATATTCGACAGGATCACCGAGATGGGATACTCCAAGGAGAGGATCACCGCTGATTCGGCTGAACCTAAGAGCATCGATGAACTGAAGGGATACGGTCTCAGGGTCAAGGGTGCCAAGAAGGGTAAGGACTCGGTCATGAACGGTATCCAGTGGATACAGGACTTGAAGATTTGGGTGCATCCGAGATGCGTGAGCACGATCACCGAACTGAGCTCCTACGCTTGGGACGAGGACAGGCTTGGGAACAAGCTCAATTCTCCCAAGGATGACATGAACCACCTCATGGACGCAATGAGGTACGCTCTTGAGGACAAGATCAAGACGAAAGGATGGGTATATTGATGTGGTCGAAAATAAAGGGTTGGTTGTGGGGTGCTCTGGTTGCGATATTCACTCTCCTGATCACGATACTTGGAATCAAAAGTAGACAGCTCAAGAAGGAAAAGCAGAAGACCGATGATCTTGAACAGAAGATCAGGGAAGAAGAAGCCAAGGATGAGTTCGAGGATGAAGCTCAAGAGGTTGCTGATCAGGAAGAGGTGAAGACCGAGCAGGAAATGGCAGAGGTCAAGGAAGAAGAGGTGGAGCAGTTGGTTGAGGTCGCTACAGGCGAGAAACCTCCTGCACAGTCATACAATGAGCTTGTGGAGAAATGGAACAATGAAAAGAAATAGAAACCTGAGCATCATCCTCATCATCGTGGGGTACCTCCTCCTGTGCAGTGTGGGTTGTAAGACAGTCGAGACGGTGAGTGTGACTCCTTCTCTCCCCGATTTCAGTCCTGTCAGACCTACAAGACCTGTACTTGACCCCATTTCGGATGATGCTCAGATTCCTGTTCCTGTTCTGACCAACACCATCAAGCAGATGAGTTACTCAGAGCAACTGGAAAAGTATGCAGATGGGTGGGAACGATACTACGAGCGACTCAAGATTCTTTTCGGAGGGCAAGATGCTGACAGCAGATGAGATAAAACGGATCATCAACCGAGAGAATGCAAGTCCTCAGAAGACGCTTGCAAGGATCGGTCAGAGATATTACAGGGGTCATCACGACATAGAGAACTACCGTCTGTTCTACTACGATGCAGACGGTCAGTTGGTCGAGGACAAGACTCGTTCGAACATCAAGATTTCCCATCCTTTCTTCATGGAGCTGGTGGATCAATGCGTACAGTACATGCTTTCCGGAAAGGAAGGGTACATGTTCTCCGATATCCCTGAGCTTCAGTTGCTCCTAGACGATCAGTTCAACAACAACGATGACTTCAATGCTGAGTTGAACGATCTTCTTTCAGGAACGAGCATCAAGGGTTGGGAATACATGTACGTCTATGCGGACGTAGATGGAAGATTGGCATTCGAGGTAGCTGATTCTCTTGGGATCGCTGAGGTGAGAGCTAAGGATACACAGGACAACTGTGACTACTTGGTTCGATGGTACATCGAGCGAATTGACAAGGACAACCAGACAATCAAGAAGATTGAGGTTTGGGACAAGAACCAAACGACATTTTTCATCGAGGAAGGTGAGAACGGTATCAAGCTTGACACCAACGTCACGATCAATCCGAGACCTCATCTTCTTTTCAAGGAAGAATCGGAGTTGTATGGGAAGAGTTTCGGTTACATTCCGTTCTTCCGTCTGGACAACAACAATGAACGGTTGTCATCCATTGCTCCGGTAAAGAGCATCATCGATGACTATGATCTCATGAGTTGTTCGCTCTCCAACAACCTTCAGGACATGACCGAGGGAATCTACGTGGTCAAGGGATTTGCAGGGGATAGCATGGATGAACTCATGCAGAACCTGAAGACCAAGAAGGCTGTAGGGGTTTCCGAGGAAGGCGACATCGACATCAGGACAGTCCAGATTCCCTATGAAGCTAGGAAAGCCAAGATGGAGATGGATCGTGAGAACATCTACAAATTTGGTATGGGGTTCGACAGTTCAAAGGTCGGTGACGGTAATGTTACCAACGTGGTGATCAAGAGCAGGTACACCTTGCTTGACCTGAAGTGCAACAAGCTTGAGATCAAGATGAAGCAATTCCTGAAGAAGCTGGTCAAGGTGTTCCTAAAGAAGATCAACGAGGAACAGGAGACCGACTACGATGTGAACGATGTGTATATCCGTTTCCAGCGTGAGACGATCAGCAATGATGTGGACAATGCCAACATTGAGTTCATTGATGCTCAGAAAGAGCAGGTCAAGATAAACACCTTGTTGAACACCAATGGAATCCTTGATGGTGATACGGTGTTGAAGCAGGTGTGTGACACCCTTGAACTTGATTATGACGAGGTGAAGAAGCTTTCCACCACAATGAATCCTGAAGAGGAGATTGATGATGCACTGGATGATCTTGAGGATGCGGATGTGACAGGAGGAGCTGAGGAAGCATTGGGACATGCTCTCAATGGTGCTCAGACTGCTTCATTGCTCTCCATCATCGCTCAATTCAAGGCAGGGACGCTCAGTGAGAACCAGGCGGTTAATGTCCTGAGTGTGGCGATAGGAATCAGCAAGGAGAAAGCTCGTGAGTTGATACAGGAGAACTAGGCAATGGACAGATATCAGAAGGAAGTGTTGAAGAGCAGGTTGACCGATGAGAAGGCTTTCCTGCAAGACCTCACCAAATCCTATCAGCAAGCTTCCGATAAGATATCGATGAACATTGCATCCTTGTTGGGACGTAGCGATGCGAACCTCCAGCATGTTGTGTATCAGGTTCAGTATCAAAAGGCACTCAAGCAACAGATCGATGGTGTTCTGGATAACCTCAGGAAGAGTGACTACAACTCTATTTCCGACTACCTGAGACAATCGTACGAAGAAGGGTTTGTCGGGTCGATGTACAATCTCCAGATGCAGGGTGTTCCACTTGCATTCCCTCTCAATCAGGATCAGGTAGTCAAGGCTCTCCAGATTGATTCCAAGATCAAGGGTGGTATGTACAAGAGGCTTGGGGTCAATGCAAAGGATCTCAAATCTGCTATCAGGGCTGAAGTTTCAAGGGGAATCTCAACTGGTTCCAGTTATGCTGACATCGCTCGTAGCATCGACCAGAAAGTATCAGGTACAGGATTGTACAATTCAATGAGGATCGCTCGCACCGAAGGTCACAGGGTGGCTGAGGAAGCGAAGATGGATGCGATGCTCAAGTGCAAAAAAACTGGTGCTGATGTGGTAAAGAAATGGGACTCCACTTTGGATGGGAAGACAAGACCGAGTCACAGGAATGTGGATGGTCAGGTGAGGGAACTGGATGAACCATTCTCCAATGGGTTGCAGTTTCCGAGTGATCCTCAGGGAGAAGCAAAGGAAGTCATCAATTGTAGATGCACCATGCTTGAAGTTGGAAGATGGGAGCTGGATGAGGACGATGTGAACACCAAGTTCTTGAATGAGAATGAAGGCAAGATCATCAGTTTCAAGGATTCTGCAAGTTACGAGGATTTCAAGAAGCAATACTGGAGCAAAGTTTCAAAGGCTCCTGTTGAGAAGAAGGTAAAGGTAACACCTTCTCCTGTTGTTGATGACAAGCTGTTCCCTGCTGTTCTTGCTGGTGTGAAGCGTGGGAGCATGATGAACTTTGATCAAGCTAATGAACTAAGGGCTAATCCAAACTACAGTAAGGGTGGAGGGTATCAGATCAACTGTCAGAGCTGTGTTGTCGGGTATGAAGCGAGAAGGCGAGGTTACAATGTGGAGACTTTGCCGAACATCAAGGGTTCCATGTTGGAAAAATTGTCAAGGAACAGTAGCCTAGCTTGGATTGATCCTGTGACTGGAAAGCATCCAACGTACATCTATGACGAGAATGCTCTCACTGCGAAGAAGTTCCAGAGTTTTATGGAATCTCAGATTGAGAAGGACAAGCGGTATACTCTCCAGTTCGCTTGGAAGGGTAGAAGAAGAAGCGGTCACATCATCCATGTGGACAGGTTGGATGATGGAGTGTTGAGGTTGTATGATCCTCAGATTGGAAAACAGATCATCGGGGAAACTGATGTATTGAGGTATGTGAACCAGTTCAAATACTCAATTACTTTGGCTGGAAGGAAATTTCCGTTCCCTCCGAAGCTCATGAGGGTTGACAATTTGGAATTTGATACTACAGTAGTAGATGGGATACTCAAGGAGACTACATGAGACAGAAGGTAATCGAGTTCGCAATATCTCAAGGTTATGAGACAGCTCTCCGGTTGAAAAACTGGAAGGGTTTTGAGGTGTACGAACCGATCATGAAGAAAGATGAGGTCTCATACACTGGACTACCTTTGCTGATATTGGTGAAGGGGGATGAGATCAGGATGTCCACTCCTGAGGAAGCGTTGGAACAACTGAACAGTTAGACCATACAACTGAATCGCAATCATACCATCTCGGAAACGAGGTGGTTTTTTAATGTGCAGAGGAGACCGAAACATGAGTCAATTAACCGTAAACGTGAATGATCAAGCTTTGACCATCACGAACTCAGTTCTTATTGCTAGTGGTGGGAGTGGGGACGATACAGTCCAGTTCACGTTCACAGGGACACATTGGAATGGATTCACCATGAGTGGTGTGTTCTATCGTAGGGAGAACGTTCTCCAGTATCATGGCTTACTGGATGAGAACGATGTATGCACCATCCCAAATCAGGTTCTCCTTGACAGGGGTACAATCTACATCGGTCTGATCGGAACGAATGTGGATGGAGTGGTGAAGACATCCGAGGTTCTCAGGTTCTACATCGAGGAAGGAGCAATCAGTTCCCAATACACCTCAGTGCAACCGACTCCGGACATCTACACCCAATTGCTCGCCATGTATGGTGGAGCACAGTCTACCGAATTGCTGGAACGTGCTCAGGCTCTTGAGAACATCCTTGATGAGATCGATGCTTTGGCTACCACTGCGGTTGAAGCGAAGAACATTGCTGTCGGTGCTAAAGACATTGCTGTTACTGCAAAAGATGATGCTGTGATTGCCAAGACAGCTTCAGAGTCTGCAAGGGACATCTCGGTGACATCCAAGAACACTGCTGTTAGTGCGAAAGATACTGCGGTATCCATGAAGCTTGCAGTTGAGTCCATGTTATCAGGGATCAGCGGTGAGGGTGTATACGGATGCAAGTTCTGTATCACCGATGTTACTTCCAATGGGGTAAGGACTCGCAATGCTGTTGGATTGACTTACACCAAGTACATTGGAAACAGTGGGACAACCCAAGTTGAATCGGACTTCCAAGCGATTGGTTGGTGGTCTCTCATGAAGGAGGTTCTTACCGATCCGTTGACCAATGAGGTTGTTGCTGTTGAAGGTGACAGCGACTACGAAACTCTCAGGGATGCGAAGAACCACAACATGATGATGCGGTATGCAAAGTACTACTATGACATCATCCAGACAGTCGAGGAAGGAAAGACCTATGTAGAGTTCGTCATGAGTCTGAAACCATTCAAAGGGTGCAAGGTTCTTGATGACTTCCAAGACGATGATGGGAACGAACTTCCCTATTCCTACCACTCCTGTTTCGATGCTGGTTACAAGCTGGTGGGAGCTGAGAACAAGCTTGTGTCACAACCTGATGTGGTTCCTACGGTCAACAAGTCTGTTCCTGATTTCGAGACGGAGTTCGCTTCATTGGGTCTCAGAAACGGAACGCTCAACTCAGAGTATGTATGGCTCATTCCGCTGATCATCGAGACAGCGAGTCTGAACACTCAGAACAGCGTTGGTAGAGGTGTGTGTGCTCTTCCATACGGTAGCACAGACAGCTACAAGGTGAAGGAAGCACGAACCGACAGCAATGAGGTTGTTGTCCTGAAGAGTCTTGGGTATCAGGTCGGTCTTACGGTACAGATCGGAACTGCATACTCCAACTGGAGTATTGCAGAGAGTAGGAAAATCCTTTCGATTGCCGATCATGGTACCGATCCGTTGCTTTCTATCCTGACTGTGGATGGAGCTACGTTCTCCACCACTACTGAAAGCTGGTGTACTGCTCAGAGACAACCTTGTGGACTCGATGAGAAGATCGCCATGGGACACCATAGCGGATACTACAAGAAGTATACCAACGAGAGTTTCTGTCATGCGTTTGTTTATGGATTGTGTGATCCTTGGGGTAATGTGTGGGAAGGACTTTCCAACATGCTCCGGTACAACGGAGAACTGTGGGTGAACTGGACTAAGGGTGCTCCCATGGCTACCGCTGTTCCTGCTGATGGTTGGCACAAGATGATGGATGCAAACATCATCGTTGCTGGAAGCGGATACTGGAAGGATTGGACGTTCAAGTTCGATGACAACGGAAGGCTTGCGATTCAACCTACTTCTGTGGGTGGTAATGAGACACATCCTGTTGGTGACTATGCCTATTATTGGGATATCACCGATCTCAGGATTTTCTTCCTTGGTGGTAACTTCAACAACAGTTCTACTGATGGTGCATTCTATCTGTATTGCATTCCTCGTACGTCTACGGACATCAGCATTGGGGCTCGGTCTGTTCGGAAGGTGGTCTAGGGGGTCAGGGGGAGCGACAGCATCCCCCTGATATCGGTCTGAAATAAAAAGGTCTTATGGTTCAATCTGAGTCTTCCTTGGTGGTAACTTCAACAACAGTTCTAATGATGGTGCATTCAATCTGAATTGCAATACTCGTACGAATACGAACATCAACAATGGGGCTCGGTCTTTTCTCTTAGGTCTTGTACTGATGCTCTCAGGAGCGTTTAGGGAATCATTTGTCCTAGTGCCGAGAGGTACGAACTCTACACACCAAAGTCGCTCAGTAAACGTTTGATTGAACTGCGAATATGTAGAGAACAGGAAAAATGCCGAAGAAGTGGAAAGGTCGTCTTGAAGATATCTGTAGTGCTGACAATGCCGAGTTCGCTTACAAGGAAGCTCGGAGAACCACAAAGAACAAGAAAGGATATTGGGTTCGGTATTATGCGAAGGAGGAGCACAGGAAGCAACTGTGCGACAGGATCATGCAGGGAAGGTACAGACCAAAGCCTTGCAGGGTCTTCATTTTTTACGAACCCAATTCGAAGAAGACACGAGTGATAGAAGCTCCCCATTTTGAAACCAAATTGGTTGAGCACATGATCACTGCAATCTACTGGCAAGCTATCCTGAGGTTCCTGCATCCTCACTGCTGTGCTTCAGTGGTGAACAGGGGAATAGAATACATCAGGAAGCTTGCCAAGAGATGGTCAAGGCTTCCCAAGAAGCAGAAGAAGTACTATGTGAAGGGAGACATCAAGAAGTTCTTCCCTTCCATAGACAAGCAGGTCGCCTTGAATGTCTACCAAAGGCACATCGGGGACACTAGGGTGATCGGCTTGATAGACCTGCTCATGCCACATGATGTTGGTCAACCTCTTGGGAATACCTTGGTTCAGTCCACTGCTAACCTTACGCTCACTGCATTTGATTACGAGTGCCAAAAATTCACGAAGCATTACATGAGGTACATGGATGATTTCGTGCTCATGTTCTCGAACAAGAGGAAAGCTCAGAAGTTCATCACCTACATCAAACCATGGGTGAAAGAGAACATAAAATTGGAGATAAAGACCGAAGGTTCCTGTGCCATTCAGATATGGCAATGGAAAAAGAAGGCTTTGGATATAGCAGGATACATTACCTCCTATGGTGGATACCAGAAGATCAGGAGAAAGACGTACCTCAAGATCAGGAATCTATTGAAGCTGGATAGCTTCTCGCTTCATCAGGCTTACTCGTTGGTGAGTCTGAGAGGGTGGGTCGCTCATTCTTCATGCTCGAAGCTCTCCGATGCTGTGGAGAGGAAGATACAGGAAAAGAGACTCATAAGCATAGTCTCCAAGGGAGCGAGAAAACAATGTCAAGAACTACTAAAACCAACAATGATCCAGTAGAGCTCATTCGTCTTGGTAACAACCGTTACAGGGCTGACCTGTTCAGGAACTTTGTGGGAAGAACCACAGAGGATAGCATCCAGTACGAATGTGAGTACTATCGTACCGAGGATGAGATGACATTCGCTTCCGATGAGCAAGCGATGGAGTTCTATACTGCAAACTTTGATTTGCTGGTGGATCATTGCATCCTGGCTGAAGCTGTGAACCAAAGGGAAAAGGATGTCAAAGAAGCTCATCATTTCTTGAATTCAATCGATCATGTGTGGTTCAAGGCTTTTGAGCATGTGGTTACTGAGAACAAGAGCAGGATCGATGCTCAGGAACCAGTGACCATGGAGGGATTCATCAACGATATCTATTCCTACATATCGGAGAGATTCCCATTCTATTTCAGGGACAGGCAACGAGCGAGGGACATCATAAACGGTGTTCTGTAAACAAGGGATAAGGCACCTGCAAGGGTGCTTTTTTCATATCGTCATGGATGACGTAAAAGATCCAATTGCTCCAATCGAGGTCGAGACCTCGTAAAAAGCGTACAGGAGGAATTGCAAATGACAATTCAGGAATTGCTCAAGGCACAGGGTTTGGATGATGCAACCATCACCAAAGTCACCAATGCGATGAAGGAGAACAAAATCTTCACTTCATCTGAAGAGAATCTTGATATCCGTTATGGGAAACTCAAGACGGACAGCGAGAACCAAGCGAGTCAACTGAAGGAAGCTCAGAAACTCATCGAAGAGATGAAGAAGAGCACCACAGGAAACGAAGACCTTCAGAAGAAGGTTACGGAGTACGAGACTCAGGTTGCAAATCTGTCCAAGCAACTCTCTGCAACGAAGGTCGCTTCAGCTCTGAAAGTGGCTCTTTTGTCTGAGAAGGCTAAGGATATCGACTACCTCACTTTCAAATTGAAAGAGGGTGGTGAGATCGAGCTCGATGACAAGGATCAGATCAAGGGATGGAGTGAGAAGATTGCTTCCCTGAAGAAGCAATTCCCAAATCAGTTTGAAGCGTCTTCCATCAAGAAGATTGATCCAAACAAACTCAACAAGGATGGGAAGAACGATACCCTGACTCGTGAGAGCATCCTCAAGATGCCTTACAAGGATCGAGCACAACTCCAGCAGGATAATCCTGAGGGATACAAAGAAGCAATGAAGGTAGAATAATATGCCAAGTGAAGTAACAACCAAATCCACTATCGTTGTCCCCGAAGTCATGGGAGACATGATCGATGCAAAGATCACCGCACTCGCAAAGCTCACCCCGTATGCAAAGGTCGATACGACTCTTGTTGGGGTTGCTGGTGACACCAAGACGGTTCCCAAGTGGGCTTATGTCGGTGACGCTGAGAACGTTGCTGAAGGTGATGAGATCACCACAAAGAAGTTGGGAGCTTCCACCACGAAGTTCACCATTGGGAAGGCGATGCAGTCAATTGGGCTGACTCAGGAAGCAATCAACAGCGGTCTCGGTGATCCTCTCGGTCAGGCTGAGTCTCAGCTTGCAAAGGCTATCATGGGTAAGGTTGACAACGACCTGCTTGATGCTGTGTTGACTACAAGCAACATCTATGACGGTACTTCCGCTGTCATCGGATATGATGCGATTGTCGATGCTGTGACCAAGTTCGAAGATGAGGAAGACGGTGTGGAGAAGGTGATGTTCATCTCTCCCAAGCAGGAAAAGGTTCTGCTCAAGGACTCCGATTTCCTGTCAGCTGACAAGTTCCAGAGTGGAGTTGCTGTCAACGGTTCCATCGGAAAGATCGCTGGTTGCTGGATCAAGAAATCCAAGAAGATTTCTCTGGTGGAAGCTGTTTCCGCTGTGAAGGCTGTCTGGACTGTAACCATTGGTGGAACTGTGGCAAGTGGTGATGTGTTCACCATCCATGGAACTGAGGTAACTCTCAACGAGACTTCCGGAGCAACTGCAATTGCGGCGGCTACTGCAATCGCTACTGCTCTTGGTTCCGATGCGGTCTATGATGTGACCAGATCGTCCGCTGTTCTCACGCTGACTGAGAAAACCGGAAAAGAGGGTCTTGGTGGGACGTTGGTGGTAAGCACCGACTCTGAAGCAGGTACCGTCACTGCGGTGAATACCGTTGTTGGTGTGACTCCTGTTCGTGCTCACTTTGTGTGTCCGATCATCAAGCTCGAAGCTGACAGCAAGGACACCGAGTTCACCGAGGATGAGCTCCCTGCTCTCACCATCTTCCTGAAGGCTGACACCAAGGTTGATGCTGAGTGGTATCCCAAGAAGCAACAGCATGACATCACTGCTTGCAAGTATTATGGTGTCGCTCTCACCAACGACAGCAAGGTCGTGCTTGCCAAGTTTGGTGAAACCAACGCTACATGATCCTGTCAGTAGCTCAATTGAGGGGGTTCGTGAGTACGACCTTATCTGATGATGAGCTGGAATCACGACTTCTGGCAATTGAGTCAATGGTAAGGTCATACACGAAGAATTCCTTTCAGAATCGTGGTGTGAGGACTTTGGGTGACATCGTGGGTGGGAAACTCACGATGTACCCTGATAAGTTCATCGTGGGGGACACCATACAGGTAAGCAAGAGCGAAACCAATTCAGGCTTGTACGTGATCACTGGAATCAACGAATTGGAAGTTACTGTGAATCCTGCACTCCTCTACGATGAGACTGAAGTGTTGATCACCAAGGTTCAGTATCCGAAAGACATTGTCATGGGGACAGTGAACCTGATGAAGTGGGACTTGAAGAACAGGGACAAAGTTGGGGTCAAATCGGAGACGATCAGCAGATGGGCTGTCACGTACTACGATCTTGATTCGAATGCAATCCTTGGATACCCAAGCTCGCTTGTCGGGTTCATGAAACCTTACATGAAAGCGAGGTTCTGATGATTGGTGGAAACATCCAAGCGATGATCCAGACAAAGAATGTGATAGAGAATGAGATTGGAGAACATGAGAAGAGGTGGGTTGATGCTCAACAAATTGAGGGTTTCCTTGACCTGATGAGTGGAGATTCAAACTTCCAATCATATGATGCCAAGATTCAGGAATCGACCCACATCTTTATAATGGACTTCATTGTGTTGAATCCTACCATACGTCCGAACACTGCAAGATTGCTCGTTGGGCAGGATGTTTATGACATCTTGCTCATCGATGATCCCATGAACCTGAATCGACAACTGGAGATTTACCTACGGTTCACAGGGGGTTGATATGGCTGAAGTAATATTCGAAGACAATTCGGTAGCAGTCATCGATGCTCTGGAATCTGTGAAAGAACAATGGTTGGATGATGTGACTCGCATGTTGTTGAATCAAACCCAACAGAATTCAAGAGTCGATACAGGTCAGACAAAAAGTTCATGGGATAGAAAAGTCTTGGAAAACGAAGGTGTGGTTGGTTCCTCATCTGAAAATGCAATTTGGGAAGAGTTTGGTACTGGTGACTATGCTGTCAATGGAAATGGTCGGAAGACTCCATGGTACGTTCCTGTCGAAGGGTACTTGGGTTCGAAACGACCTACCTTCAATGGAAGGGTGGTCATCGTCTACGGAAAGAATGGGAAAGCGTACTACAAGACGAATGGTAAGAAACCTGTTCGTCCTTTGGAGAATGCCAAAACCACTGTGGAACCAAAAGCAAAGAAACGACTGGAACAGCTTGCAAAGGAGAAGCTCAACTAATGACAGTAGAAACACTCGGTCACATAGGAAGCATCTTCCAGCGAGCAGATATCCCTTATGCACTGATGAGATGGGACGAAACGTTGGTGTACCCCTACTGGATAGGGGAATACTCTCAGCGTGATTCTGCACATGAAGATGGGATGGATGAGAGTGATTTCATCCTGACAGGAACAGGGAAGGGAACGTTGCTTCAGCTAGAAGAGCAAAAGGAAACTATAATCTCCCTGTTCAGGCACGGTTACAAAAAGATATTGCCAAGCGGTACAGGTTTGGTAATCACATTCACTAGTGCGTTTCCGATTCCGACTGGTGCGGAAACACTGAGACGCATTCAAATCAATCTTTCCGTCAAGGAATGGAGGAACGACTAATGGCATATGAAGAACTCAAACCTACTGGAGTAACTGCTAATACTCCGAAAAACATCATTTTCGGTGCAGGGACGATCCACAAGGGTCTCGAATGTACCGCTGGTGTTTGGAACTTTGCGGAGTCCCTGATCGGAGCTACCCAAGGTGGTTCCAAGGTGACGATCAAACCTGAAATCAAGGATATCGAAGCTGATGGAGCTCTGGTGAAAATCAAGGGTCTTGCTGTGAAAACAGGAGAGACCGCAACGATTGACATCAACTTCCTTGAGATCACTCCTGAACTCCTGAAGATGTCAGTACTCGGTACTGATACTGAAGGAAGCGAGACTGTTGGAATCGATGGATATAACGCCATTGAATCGAAAGCGAAGATCGTATCAGGTGATTATATCGAGAATCTCGGATTCATCGGAAAAACCCTTGAGGGTGCTCCGGTTGTCGTGATCTTTGATGTTGCACTCTGCACCAATGGCATGGAACACGAAGAGAAGAACAAGGAAAACTCTGTTCTGAAGATGACGTTCGATTGCTACGCTGACATGACTGGAGACATGCAGACTCTTCCGTATCACATCTACTATCCGACACCAGTTGCTGGTTGATGGTAGTCGCAACGAATAACCCATAAGGAGTAACAAAATGGCACAAATGAGAAAGCTGGTAGCAAAGGATATTTTTTCCATGTGTTCGATCATCAACAAGATCGGAATCGACAAGTTCAGACAGACCTTCAACAAACCTGAGGTTAAGAACGCTATCTCAGGGAAAACGAAGGTGAGTGAAAATGAGCTTGGGATGACTGTCATCATTGATGTGTTGGACATCCTCATTGGGAGCATTCCAAAATGCGAACAGGATTTGTATGTCTTTCTCTCTTCCCTCAGTGGGATACCTGAAAAGGACATGCCGAACTTGGATTTCAACGAGTTCTTTGACCTGCTTGAACAGCTTGTCAAGAAGGAGGAATTCAAGGATTTTTTCTCTCGTGCTTTAAAGTTGCTCAAATAGGGGAGTTCAGATTCATGGACTTGTGTGCCAAACGGTACGCAAGTCCATTTTCTTTGCTTGACATCTACATTGAGATGGGAAGGCTCGATGAGTTCGTGGTTCAGGTGTGGGATGCGTACGAAGAAGACAAGATTTTCGAGATTTGGCTCCACAAGGTCGATGGGAAAAGCTTTGAGTCATTCAGGGAATCGGTCATGCCTACGAGAATCGAACCGATCACATCGGAAATGGTGACTGTTACAGTGAAGGAGTCGAGATCAATCCTCGATGGTTTCAGTCCTGATAGGAGATAGATTACATGGATTTATTCACAATAACTGGAAGAGTCCTCCTGAATGGCACTGATGAAGCACAACGAGACATTAAGCAAGTAGCAACTGAAAGTGAACGTGGTTCCGACAGGATGATTTCTGCATTCAAGAAGGTCGGAACTGCGGTTGCTACGTTCTTTGCACTTGATAAGATCAAAGATTTCGGGGTGGCTATCGTCAAGACATCCGCTGAGGTGTCCGCTGAGGTGTCCAGCTTTGGTCAAATCATGGGAAACTACTCCAACACTGCACAACAGAAGCTGGAGCAGATCGCAACAAAAACAGGAGCAGTTGCAACCAGACTGACTCCCTACATGACTAGCATGACAGCCAAGTTCAAGGGACTTGGTTTTGATATCAGTAAATCAACAGACCTCGCTTCCAGAGGATTGTTGCTCGCTTCTGATGCTTCAGCTTTTTGGGACAAGACACTTGATGAGTCCATGAGTCATCTCAACAGTTTCATCAACGGTTCCTATGAAGGCGGTGAAGCAATCGGATTGTTTGCCAATGACACACAGATGGCTCAGTATGCCATTAAGAAAGGTCTCATTGCCACTGCTACCGAATGGACGAAGCTTGACGAAGCTACAAAGCAAGCAACCAGACTTGAATACGCTGAAGCAATGATGAAGGCTTCAGGAGCAGTAGGACAGGCTTCCAAGGAAGCTGGTCAGCTCATGAACGTTCAGGGGAACCTTACCGAGACTTGGAGACAGTTCAAGGCTCAGATCGGTGAACCTTTGCTTCAGAACGTGGTTATCCCTGCAATGAGATATCTGCAATCTGTTGTGCAGGTTCTTTCCGACAAGTTCGGAACCCTCCAGAAATGGATTGATGACAACCAGACCACCATTGAGAAATGGGAAGATGCGGTGATCATCGCTGTCACTTCTGTGGTTGCCTTCATCGTTACTCTTGGTGCATTGAAGATTCTCACCAGTGTGGTTGGATGGATAAAGAATGCAGGATCAGCGTTTCATGCGTTGAGTGGTATCCTGATGGCAAATCCGATCATGCTGATCGCTGGATTGTTGGTGGTACTCGGTGCCGCTTTCATCAAGGCGTACAACTCAAATGAAACCTTCAGGAATGCGGTGAACAATGCGTGGAATTCCATGCTCACTGCTATCCAGCCTGTAATCGATGCTTTGATTCCCATCATGGACAAGGTTACTGATTGGTTCAAGAGAGGATGGGAGCAGGTAATTCAACCGTTCTTCTCCAACGTTTGGACTCGGTTACAGGAGTTTGGGGTCAATTTGGCCAACTCGTTTTCTGACATATGGGTTTCTCTCCAGCCAATCTTCACAGTGATTGGAGAGATCGGTACCCTAATTTTCAGCACCATAGCGAACACGATCCTTCCTGCATTGAATAGCTTCCTCGGTGCTACCAATACCACTGGTCAAGCTGTGGATGAAGACCTTACAGGAATGCAAGCTGTGTTCCAGACGGTGTTCGCTGTCATTGATGCTGTCCTGAGAGGAATCGAATGGACTATCAACAATGTGGTGAAACCTGCAATTGATTATGTAGCAACGTTCCTGACAGAGAACATGGACAAGATCAAGGGAACCATCTCGGATGGTCTCGGTGTGATCACCTCCATACTCAATGCGTTCTCAGCTCTCTTCAAGGGAGATTGGGAAGGTGTTTGGACATACATGAAGGAAGCGGTTGACGGTGCGTTGAATTACATCAAAGGATTGATTGATCTAGCATTCGCTTTCATCGGTGGAATCATTGATCCCTTCCTCCAGAATCTCGGTACCTCTTGGGAAGAGGTCTGGAACGGACTTTCATCGGTGATCACTCCTGTCATGAATGGAATAGGTAGTCTGTTCAATGCTCTGTTCGCTCTCTTCAAAGGTGATTGGGAAGGAGCTTGGAACGGTGTGAAGGAATTCTTCTCAGGGATTTGGGAAGGTCTTTCCGTAATCATCGAGACCGCTTGGAACAAGATTACCTTGGTGTGGGACAAGATCAAGGGAATATTCAAACTCAACAAGGGAGACTATGAGAGCGAAGGAAAGAATGTAACGGAAGGTATCCTTCAGGGGATGCAGGACGAAAGCACCTTGTCCAAGCTCAAGACTGGAATCTCCAATGTAGGAACCAGTGTAAAGAATTGGTTCAAGGATGTTCTTGGAATCCAGTCTCCTTCCACAGAGACAGCAGAGATGGGACGTTTCCTTGATGAAGGACTCATCGAAGGTTTGGAAGAAGGTGAAGCAGGAGTTCTTGCAAAGATCACCACCATGTGTGAAAGCATGGGGGAAGGATTCAAGAACAGTGCTCTGTTCAAGAGGGTCGCAAAAGCTTTCGGGTTTGAGATTGCCGATGAGATATCGGAAGGGATTGAAGAAGGAACCAGTACCACAGCTACAACGGTAGCTGAAGCTGGAGAGAAGAACGTAAGCTGGTTCAAGAGGGTATCCGACAAGTTTACTGCTACATTCGGTGATTCCATCAAGAAATCAAAGGAATGGGCTACGAACATCGGACAGGCTCTCAACACTGCGGTTCAGGCTTATCAGCAGTATCTTGGTGGGTTGTTCGATTCCATTCAGGCTTACAATGATCAGTTGGCTCAGAATGAGATTTCTGCTCTTGAACGAAAGCTGGAGCTCCTGAAAGAGAATCAGGATGAACAGCTTGAGATGGAAGAGCAAAGGGTTTCAGATGAGCAGAGTATCCTTGACAGACAGTTCAAGAGTGGAGCAATCAGTTACTCACAGTACATCAAGCAGAAAAAGGCTCTCGATGCTGGACTGAGTGCGTTCAAATCGAAGCAGATCAAGGATGAAGAGAATGCTGAGAAAGAGCTCGCTCGTAAAAAAGATGAGCTTGGGAAGAAACAGTTCGAAGCGAACAAGAAATCTCAGATTGCAAACGTATGGATCAACACTGCTACTGCAATCATGACAACGTTCGCTCAACTCGGATGGATTGCAGGTGGGATAGCTTCAGCGTTCCTGCTTGCTCAGGCAGGAATACAGACTGCTACCATCAACGAGCAACAGTACACCCCTGCATTGGCTGAAGGTGGAACGGTAACGAAACGAACCATCGCTGAAATCGGTGAGGATGGAAAGGAAGTTGTGCTTCCTCTTGAGAAGAACACAGGATGGATGAATGTGTTGTCTCAGGCGATAACTCCTAGCCTTTCCAATGCTGTGGTTCAGGCAAGTCAAATGGTTGGATCACAACGATCCCAGGTACTGAATCAGGAGAGCTCACAATCAATGGGAGCAATCATCGGGGAGAAAATGGATCTCATGTTTGATACGTTCCTCGACAGATTGGACAAGCTGGTGAACAAGGATGCGAACCTGATCATGGACACTGGTGCGTTGGTTGGAGCGATAGCTCCTGAGATGAACAGAAAACTAGGTGTGATATCCGCTAAAGGGAGATTCTAATGAAAGGTGTATTTTTTGATACATGGCATAGCTGGAATGATTTTTTTCTCGTTCTAGCTTCAGTCGAGTTGGGTCTCCCAAAGCCTAAGATCAATACGGTGGATGTTCCAGCGATTGATGGTGAGATTGATTTTTCTGATGTGTTCGGTGAATTGAAGTACAAGAACCGGACACTGAAGCTGAAGTTCAACACAGCGATTTTGGATACGGAGAGTGCAATACAATTCTATTCCGAGATTGCTCAAAAGTTTCATGGGAAGATCATCGATATCGTTATGGATGATGATGCTTATTGGAAATATCGTGGAAGGATTGAGATTGAAACTCTCAAGACAAAGGATGTAATCAAGAGCATCGTCATCACTGGTGAATGTGATCCTTACAAGGTTGCAAGGATCACAAAGAAATTCAACCAAACCATCGTATCAGGAGCATCCTTCATCTATCACGTTGTCGGTAGGTCGATTCCAGCTACGATTACTGTTGATGCTTCCATGACCTGTTCCATCAATGGTGGAACCAGTATCAGTCTTTCAGTTGGTAGCAACACTGTCCAATTGGAAGAGGGTCACAACACGATTGCATACACTGGTACCGGAACAATCAATGTGGAATATCTGGAGAAATCGTTATGACATACAACATCTATGCTGATGGTGTGGAGTTGAGTGACTTCATAAAGGCAAACCTCAAGAGGAAACTCAACGAGTTCGACTATCTTGAATTCACCCTGAAAGCAAATCATCCACAATCATCTTCCATCCTGAACAAGAAGACCATCATCGTCTTGAAAACCGATGGGGTAATAAGGTTCATAGGGAAGGTAGCGGTAAAAACGTATGACATATTCAATCAATGCACATTCGAATGCGACAGCATAGCGAGCAGATTGAAGGAAACGTTCTTCACTCCAGTTCCTACAAAACTGAATGACCCTTTGAACCCATATTCATTTGCTGAATCATTGGAGCTCATTGAGACAGCTCACAACGCTCAAGAGACGAATGAGAATCTGAAGTTGGGTCTCAGTTACGATCTCTACGATACAAAACCTTGGTACGCTAACATTTCCTTTGCTGATGCTCTCATTCAAGCAGGATTGGATGATATGTTTGGGTATTCAGGAATATTTGATCGTAAATATGATGAGTTCAATGTAGTCGATGAATGGAAAAACAATACCTATACAGTGAAAAACTATTTTGTTTCAGGGGAGGGTACAGGGAAAATATACGGTATAATCTCAACTGATTTCTCCACATTGAACAGTTATGTGTATGTTTATGTGAATGGTGGAGCTGGTCAGAAACTCTGGATGGGTGACAATAGGATACAATTATCAATCGGTGAGAATACTCTCCAATTCGATGTTCCAATCTGGATTGGTGAGAGTGCAAGAGACCTAACCAGAAAAGTGTGTTACAGGGATGAACCGTTCGTTGAGTGGTTCAATAGAAAAGAATACCAGACTTGTTGGAATGCTCTCATCTCACAGAATGAGAACAATCCACAAATTTTTCAAAGGTATTCACTATACACACTTTTCAATTTCGTGATCAGGTATACGGATACGAAGATTTACTTGGATTTCTATAACAACAAGAGCGTTATACCGACACTGAACCAAAGCATAACCATGGAGAATCTTTTCTCGATCACCAAGACATTGGATGCTTCCACCATGGTGAACACCATCGTTCCTCTCGGTGCAACCTATGAGGAATTGGGGATATCAGGAGGAGGGGACAAACGTCTCAATCTTCTAGATGATCCTAGTCACACTGTTCCTTATGTGGAAGATGCGACCTTGGTTGCAACGTTCGGACGGATCACCGATGTGGTCACATTCGATGGGATAAAGAAAGCTGTTGCTGATGATGATTCTGATTCCAATCTTTTAGACAATCTAGAGGATTTGGGAAATGAGGAATTGGCAAACAGGCTGAATGAGAACATCACCATTGAATTGGAAGCGATTGATATGAGTCTTATCAATCCGGATTATGACCAGTTTGATATTGGACGGAAGGTTACAGTTAATCTTCCATTGTATGGAATCAACAACCTTACTCTCATGATAGATGAGATCGAATGGGACTTGTTGAATCCATCAACAAACAAATTGACTTTGGGAACAACCATAAAATCTCTAACAGAACAAATCAGGGACAGCAAATGATGACAAAAAAACTATTGGTAAGCGGTATCGGTGCTCTTGGAGCAATTGTGACAACCATGTTCGGGGGGTGGTCTGCTGGACTGACTACTCTCATGATCTTGATGGGGTCTGATTATGTCAGCGGTCTTATCGTTGCAGGTGTTTTCCACAAGAGCAAGAAGACCGAGAATGGGAGATTGGAATCAAAAGCAGGGTGGAAGGGACTTTGCAGAAAATTCATCACATTACTGATGGTTGCAGTTACCTACCGGATTGATTTGATGGTGAAAACCAATTACCTCATGGATGCGGTCATGTTAGCTTTCTGTGCTAATGAAACCATCAGCATCATTGAGAATGCAGGACTGATGGGAATACCGATTCCAAAACAATTCAAAGATGCAATCGAAGTACTGAAGAAAAAGAATTCATAAATGAAAAGAGCTGTCGTGAAGTCGAAAGACCGAGCGACAGCTCTTTTTTTTTGTCTACAGATCAGAAATTTCAGAACTCTTCCCATCCACATAGAACCAATACTTATCATTCAGGACAAGATAGAAAGGCTTTCCGATCTCAGCTTGAGTTACCACAAAACCTTCATGGGTGATCCCTTCATATACTTCAGCATCAATGATATCCGGAACTCCTGCAACGAGCAGGAAGTTAGACCGCTTCTTGTAATTCTCATCTGCTACATCGAATATCACTGAAGACAATGACAATGGATCATCTTTCCCTGATAAGTCTTTCACATTCTTAACATAGAAATAAACCATCGCATATTCTTTTCCAGTCTCAGGTGCAGAGTTGAAAGGGTTTCCATTCGCTACAAACGCATTTGCCAACGATCCTCTGATGCTTCCTGAGAATCCGATGTGGACTCTTGATTTGTAAGTATCAGCTACGATGTAACCCTGCTTTGCATGAAGTGGGTTCTTCCTGCTTCCATCAACATCAGCTAATTTGAAATCACTCATGGACAATGCGGATAGAGACACCATCAGCATTATCATAATTGTAAGCAACACCAATCTTTTCATAAGATTCTCCTTTTTGGTTAAGTATAGATACATATAACCATCTGTCAAGTTTTGTGGACAACGTCCACCTTTCGCCCACACTACATTCGGATTTATTCATGAAAAATAAACT